GGCCTATCAGGGCCGCCAGACCGATGGCATAGGCGGTCAGGGCGTTTTCCAGCACCGGGCGGTTGTCGACCCAGCTCGTGACGACCTTGGCCGCATCGTTGGGCGCCATTCCGCCACCGATCAGGCCGTTGAGGATAACCGCCCTGATCTGGTCGAGCCGGACGTTCCCGAGCACTCCCGCATCCAGAACGCGGGCGATTGGGACGCCCGCGCGAGTCGACGCCGCGTACGGATGAAGGTTCTGGACGACAAGGCTAATACCCATGTCCAGGGCTTCCTGGAGCCGTTCATGCTCGGCGAGGCCGAACCGGAAAAACCGGTCCTCCCCGCCCAGCATGAGGGTGATCGAACCATCACGCGACATGGCTTAGGCCACGTCGGCCGGGTTGCCGGCGACCCACGGCCAGGGGCCGCTGCCCAGGATGGTCATCGTCCGCTGGACCAGATTGCCGTCGCTCTTGAGCGCCACGCTGTCGCCGAGCGCGGTCAGATAGCCCAGGCCCTGGCGATAACCGGAACCGGGGATGCGGCGGCGAACCATCTTGGGCGAGGAGCTGTCGAACCATTGCTCCCAGAGCGGCGTGTTCTCGTCGGCCATGACGCCGTTGCCCTGGAGCTGCACCGACTTTCCGTCGACGCCGACCTCGTCCCACGCCGACCCCTCCGGGTCGTCGCAGTCCGGCACGGACACCGAACTGGTCGAAGCCGACAGGTTCATCGACTTGGAGGTGAAGCCGCACGGCGCGGACCAAACGTAAGGTTCGACCGGCTCGGCGATTTCGATGATGTACTTGGAAAAGCTCTTGGTGGTGGGTTTGGTCATGGTCAGGCTCCTTTCAGCCAGGCGCGGTCACGGCCCGGCGGGGTCCGTGGGGAAGGTGCTTCAGGTCGGGAGGGGTCAGGCCGGCTCGTAAGCCATGCCGATGGTGATGACGCCGTGGCAGGTCACGCCGTCAGCGTCGATGAAGTAGCGTTCCGCAACTCGCCAAGTCGTGCGGATCATGGGGCCATCGGCCAGGGCCAAGAGAACATCCTTGACCCGACCGCCCAGGCGCTTTGCCTCGACTTTGCCGGGCGGATCCGTCAGGGACCAGACGTGGACGGTGGCCTCGACCTCGCTGAGGTCCAGCCCCTCACCCTCCAACTCGTTGATGGAGTCCTCGCCCACCGTCAGGTAAGGGCTCGGCGCATTGGTGGGCGGGACGTCGTACAGGCGAACCGCGTTCGTCTTGAACATGTCCCTGAGCGGTGCGTCGTTCCTGAGCGCCGCCGTCACGGCGTCCTGGATGGACATGGCGATGTCACTCACGCGTCTTGCCCTCCCACGCCTTCTTGATGCCAAGCCGCATCGCGCGATTGATGCGGTTGTTTCGCTTCTTCTTGGTCAGCTGGTAGGCGGGCCAGAAGTGCGGCTTGGCGGCAACGTGCCCGCCGTCGGTCGACTTGTGGCCGTATTCGACGTGGGCGGGATACAGGTGGCCCTCGGCGTCGCGGGCGTCCTCGACGACGGCGACGGCAAGGTCATGACGGCCCGGCTCGGTGTGGGCGCTGTCGCGCAGCTCGCCGGGGTTCTCCTCGAACTCAGGCGCGACGGGCGCAATGGCCTTCACCTTGGCGACCATTTCGTCAGCGCCCTTTTGCAGGGCCGGCTTGACCTCGTCGATGACGGCCTGAGGCAGGGCGGCGACGCGTCGTTGCAGCGCCGCCAGGCCCTCAATCCCTTTGATCTCCCGGTTGAAGACGGCGACGGGAGACCGAGCACGGCGAGCCATGCCGCCGGCCTAATTCGACGTGCCGATGATCATCACGTCATACTGGACGCCCGTCGTGCCCCCGCTGTTGGCCAGCTTCAGCAGATCGCCCGTCGCGGGCGTGACGGTCCAGCCAACGCCCGGATGCACGAACAATTGGAACCCGCCGGGAGGGATCGTCACCGTGGGGGTCGTGCCGCCCAGCGGCCCGACGAATGCGTTCGACGCCGCGCCGCCGAACACCACGTTGTTGGTGTTTGTCAGGGCCGCCTTGACGTAGATCGCCTTGACGTGGCCGAAGGTGGCCGCCGCGCCCAGCGGATCGGTCAGAGCCCCGGCCAGGTCCAGGTTCTCGGTCGCCGAAGCGGCCAGCGTCCGACGATCGGCGAACAGGACATCGGCCTTGCCGGCGCCCGTTCCGGGCGCGAACGAAGCGATGGCGGCCTGTTCCATGCCGAAGGTGGCCGAGCCGAGGCCCGAGGTGGACGTGTACTGACCCGAGACGCGGGCCGTGACGTCGGCGCGGACGGCGCCGGCCATGGCGGCCATCGGCGCCAGGGCCGAGGCAGACAGGATCAGGGCGGCAAACAGGGTGCGGATGAAGCGCATGATGGTTCTTTCTGCGATGGGGGGGGGGAGGGGGAACGCGGTACTGATCAGAGGGCGGCGATCTCGCCGGCCTTGGCCGTGGTGAGGATCTCGACCCAGGCGCGATCCGGCGTCTCGATGGCGGACGTGATGTCGTGAATCTGGCCCGTTCGCTTCTCGATCGCGCGCCAGGCGTTGTCGACCTGTCGGGTGGTCGTGCCGGACCTGACGGCGATCAAGGCGGGTTGCACGCCCTGCAGGCGCTGGGCCATGACCGGTTCGCCGCCCTTGAGGCGCAGGATTTGGGCCGCCCAGCCCTGGTCAGCGGCCCCGCTCGACACGGTTTCCCATGGGCCTAGCCGATCGCCGTTATTGTCCAGCGCCCGTCGTTGCAGGATGACCCGTTCCTTGAGGTCGCCGGCGTGTCTTTGGGTGGTGGCCAATGCGCTCTCCAGCAGGGGAGGCGAACGGCGTTCGCCTATATCGTCCCGACCGCGTAGCGGGCGAGCAGGTTGTCGATGGCGTCAGGCATCGCCTGACCCTCACGGTTCTCGAAGAAGTGGCCGACCAGCAGACGCATGGCCCTGGTCAGCGTGCCGGGGACGTCGGACGCGGCGTCGCCGAAGCCAGCCTTGAAGGTGACGACGACGGCGCCGGGACCGCGCCGGCCGACGGGGAACGATGCGCCCCACACCGGATAGATAGTCGCCGGGCTGGCGATCAGGTCGGGCGCGTAGGCGGTCGCGTCCAGGGTCTGCATGACGCCGTCCTGGTCTTGGTACTCGACCGACTCGACCGATTGAACCGGCCAGATCGGCAGGACGATCGGCCCAGCCTCGAAGCCCATCAGCGACAGCTTCCAGGTCTGCGTGGTCAGGGCCAAGCCCTTGCCGTTCGGCCCTTCGATGTAGCTGGCTGCGTCGTTGATCGCCGCCAGCACGTCGGCGTCGCTATCGTTGCCGTCGATGCGCAGATGCGCCTTGGCGTCCGCCTCGCTCAGCGCCAGGACGGTCGGTTTGGCGGACAGAACGAGGCGGGTCCAAGTCATCGGGTTTCGACCGGCGGCTGTTCGGTGGTTTCCGGAGCCGGCGGGGTTGCCGTCTCGGTCGTCGGTGCCTCGGTCGTTTCGGGCGCATCGGTATCGCTATGACCCCAGATCGCCGTAACCTTGGCGTTCTTGGGCGCCAGTGAAGCGTACCCGGCGTCGACCAGGCGTTGGGCCTCGTCGTCGGGCGGGTTCACGATATCGCCAGGGCTCACCGCGAACCGATGACCGGACATGCCGATCAGCATCTTGATTTTCATGGGCGTGTCGGGGCGGCGCCAGGGCCGCCCCGCCTCTGCTGGAGTGTGACGCGCCGAGGCGCTAGGCCATCTTGAAGTGCTTGATGGCGATGCCGTCCGACAGCTTGCCGTCGAGGCGGTTGTAGGCCAGGAACCCGACCTGCAGCGCATCGGCGAAGCGCTCGTTCAGGCGCAGGAGGGTGAAGTCCTTCACCTGGCGCACGACGTATTTGCCGTGATCGCCGAAGATGATCGGCTTGGTGCCCGTGGCGATGGACGCCATGGCCTGGTTGATCGAGTACGGCTTTTCCTGGAACGTCGCCGGGGCGCCGGTCTTGATGTCGCCCATGGACCACAGGTAGTTGCCTTGGCCATCCTTCAGCTTGCGAATGGCCGCCAGCGTGGTGTCGTTGAACTGCCAGCGGGCCTTGGGCGAAGCGCGATAGGCCGGATCGACCGAGTGGAAGAAGTCGATCAGCTCATCGGCCGTGAACGCCGTAGCCGAGGCGGCGGTCTTGCCCAGCGCCGACGCCGTGACGATACCCTCCGGCTGGTTGACGCCCGTGCCCACGGTCAGCCGGGTGTTCGCGCGGCGAGCCAGACGTTCGCCGAACAGCTCGTTGAGCAGGGCCGGAACGTCATAGGCGGCGTCCTGCAGCAGCTCGATGGACACCTTCACGATGCCCGAATCGAAGACATAGGCGCCCAGCAGCTTTTCGCCGAACACCACGTCTTGGTCGGTAGCGGCGGCGTTTTCGGCGTGATCCTCGCCAGTATTCGCGGTGTCGTTGACCGTCGGCCACGGCAGCGGATTGCCGCTGGCCGTCGGCATCAGGCGAACGACACCCCCGTCGAGCATCGGACCCCAGAGGGCCATGGTCTTGGTGATTTCCGCCAACTGGCCCTGCGGAACCAGATAGCCGCCGGCCGCGCCCGTGCCGGTCGCCTGGGCGCGCATTTCAGGCGACAGCTGGGCGCGAAGCTGGGCGAGGGCGCGCTGATCTTCCGGGGACAGATCCACGGCGCCGAACTGCACGACGCGTTGAAACAGGGCGCGCTGCTCGGCGGCCTGGGCTTCCGGGTTGCCGCCGCCGCGCTGGCGCTCCTCGCGGTCCTGGTCCGTGCTGCGGTCCTCGCCGCGCGGGCGCCGATCGTCTCCGGTGTTCATCGAACGCTCGGCTTCGATCAACTTTTCGAGGCGGCCGGCGCGGACTTCAAGGGCGTCATACTCAGACATCGCCGCGTCGTGCTGGGCCTCCAGTTCGGCGGCGCGTTCAGCCGTGGTGTCCGGCTTGATGTCGGCCAGCAGCGAACGGGCTTGCGTGACCAGGCGGGCCTGCTTTTCCCGCAGTTCTTTCAGTTCGAGCATGATGTTCTCCAGCTGCTCATGAGGGCCGCCACGGCGGCGGCCAGGGATCGCTCTGCGGGGATGCCTACAGGCGCGAAGGAAGGCGCTCGGCCTGGGCGCGTTTCATGCGCAGGCGAGCGGCGTCGGCAGCCGACGGAAGGGTCGGCGCGGGGGGATTGGCGGCGCGCCACAGGTCAAACGAGCGCTTGCCCGAAGCCTCGGCCTCGGTGTCCTCGTAAGCCGGGTAGGTCACGACCGAGACGTCGAACAGTCCGACCTCGACCAGGGTGCGCAACGGCGTCTCGCCGCTGTCGTCCCAGGTCTCGACGATGGCCTCAAAGCCGAACGACATCTGTGTGATGTCGCCCCGGTCCATACTCACCATCAGGTCGCGGGCGTACTGCGTATCGGGGACGTCGATCTCGCAGCGTAGGCCGCGCGCATCCTCGGTCATGCGCAGCGTGCCGGCCTTATTGCGGCCCAGCACCAGGCCCCGGTCGTGGTTGATCAGGGCGCGGACGTCGTCGCGCAGGATCGCCTTGGCGAAGGCGCCCGGCTGGACGACTTCGCGGAACCAACCGATCTCGGCGACGCTGTCGAACACCGAGGCATAGCCGACAATCAGGCGACCCTCGGCCGAGGCCTGAGGCTCGGCGCGCAGTTCAATGACGCCGCCGACCGTGCGGCGCTCAATCTTCGGCAGGGCCATCGGGCTCCCCTTTGGGTTCGGTTTCGGGTTGGGGCTGCACCTGGACCTTGCCGGCCATGGTGATCGGCACGGTTGCGCCCTGGATGAACAGCTGGTCGCCGCCTACGGCGGGCGCGCGGTTCTCCAAGCGCCGGGCCTCGTTCGGCATCAGCTGACCGGTCTGGATCGCGCGAGCCAGGGCTTCCATGCGGGTGCGCAAGTCGCCGCGATAGACCCCGTCCAAGTCGAATTCGACGAACTGCGTCGGGCGCCGGCCGCCGATCTTGACGCTGATTTCAGCCTCCACCCGGTCGGCCCAATGGGCGATGCAGTGCTTGCCGACGAACAGGTCGGCCTGGGCCGTGTTGGCCAGCGTGCCGTTGGTCAGATCCATCAGAAAGATGGGCGGCAAACCCAGGACGCGGGCGATTTCCACGACCGCATATTGCCGCGAGCCCAGCAGCTGACCTT